ATTTATGAAATGAGCGATGGTCCATTAAGACGAACTCGCAAAAGATTAGAAAACCCCTCTTGAGGCATCCATTTGGCATAAGGATTCAATCACAGGATAAAGTAAATTAGAATAAGTATTATTTTTCTTAAATTATTATATAATGGGATATAAGAAAAAAATTAAGAATTTTTTTAATATATCCTCAAAAAAGAAAATTATAATTCCGAGGAATCTTGACCAAGCTACATGGGATAACACATCTCCATTTGTACCAAAAGTAACCTATGGTAGAGTCATAAAATGTTATGATGTTGATACTTGTACAATTGTATCAAAACCTTATGATAATGAGCCAGTATTTAGATTTAGTCTTCGTCTTTCTGGTATAGATGGTCCAGAAATACGTTCCAAAGACCCAGGTGAAAAACAAGCAGCAAATATGGCCAAAATGTTGTTAACTGATAAAATTTTAGATAAATATGTACTTTTAACAAATGTTAGTTCTGACAAATATGGACGCTTATTATGTAAAATATGGTTAGATGGTGTATGTATTAATGATTGGCTTTTAGAAAAAAAAGTTGTTGTTCCATATGATGGGGGTACAAAAAAATGCCCCGACGATTGGTTGGCATATATTGTCAAATTTTGTCCCGATTTTATTGAAGGCTAATTAATATTCTGAATAATTGATTAGCTTTATAAAACCAATTTGTTCAGAAAAGTTTGTTAAGAACCATATACGGCAACTTCGAAAGTTAAAGGAGTGTTGTATATAAAATTATATGCGATTTCATAATAGCCATTTTATGAATGGAGGTTCAAAAGATGATACCTTATATAAAGAATTAGAATTAGATAGAAATGCTTCAAGTTCGGATATTAAAAAATCTTGGAAAAAATTAGCATTAAAACACCATCCAGATAAGGGTGGTGATTCTGAAAAGTTTACAAAATTACAAACAGCATATGAAATATTATCAGATCCGGAAAAGAAACAAAAATATGACCAGTATGGGATGGACGGTGTTTCTGATACATCTATGAATCAAACAAATCATTCTGATATATTTGACATGTTTTTTGGTGGAAGACGTCATCATCAAAGTCAAAGACGTCGTAAGGCAAAAGACAAGGTATTTCATTTGAAGGTCACTTTAGGTGATTTATATAATGGTAAGAAAAAGAAGGTTGCTATTACTCGAAAAAAAATAGTAGGAGAACCAAAAGCATGTGATGCTTGTCGTGGAACTGGGCGTATAAAACAAAGAGTGGTTTTTGGTCCGGGGATGATACAAGAAATTCATCAAGGTTGTCAATATTGTTCTGGACTTGGTAAAAGCTACAAATTTGAAAATGAGAAAAAAGAGGTAACAGTAGAAATAGAACCAGGTATGTCTAATGATACCAAAATACGATTTCAATCTTATGGAGATGATATACCTAATGTTGAAAATGGTGATATTGTGTTTTGTTTTGATGTACAGAAACATGATAATTTTGCAAGAAAGGGTGATAATCTTTTTGTTAAATTAACAATCGCATTATCAGAAGCTTTAACCGGATGTTGTTTTGATATAAAACATCTTGATAATAGACTTATTAGTATAAAATCACCGGAAAATAGTATAATTGGTTTACCTAAAAATGGGGGAATACCATTACGTTGTATTAGCAATGAAGGTATGCCAATAATAGGTCAAAATGGAAAAAAGGGTAAACTTATTGTAGCTTTTATTATTGAATTTCCTGTTTCAATAAACCCTACAAAACAGGAAGATTTGAAAAATATTTTACCAAAAGCAATACACAAATCTAAGCCTAATGATAATGAGCCACTTTACTTAGAGGAAGTTGACTCAAAATTATTTAATGAATTAAATAAAACTGAAAGCAGAGGAAATTATGATGATTCTTCAGACGGAATCGGTTGTGCACAAATGTAACTGATGATTCAGTACCAACTACAAATAATATTCCTTTTCTCCAGAATTATTTAATAAATATTTCTTATAATTTTTAATAATTTCTTGTGGTGATTTGTTCTTAACTCTCTTATATAACGCCTCGTATGTATCACTTGATTGTGCTGATGTAATAATAGCTTTTATTTCATTGTTATTTAGTAATTCTATATATTTTTTATGAGCTGCATTTTTTGTTTTGGGCATATTATAATTTTCTATTTTATCGTTATTATATACTATAATAACTTTTTTTCCAGAAGCTAATTCTCTCCAAAATTTTTCTAATTTTGGATTTTTTCCCCAACCAAATAATTGTTTTGTTTTTTTCTTGTAAGTTCTTTTCTTGTAAGTTCTTTTCTTGTAAGTTCTTTTCTTAGGTTTGCCCCCAGAAATTCCCATATCTGCAATCCGCCGCTCCGTTTCCGCAGTCCGCCGCTCCGCGTCTGCAATCCGCCGCTCCGCTTCCGCAGTCCGCATATTTGCCTCCGCAATCCGCATTTCCGCGGCATCGCGCCTATTCCGCTCCGCGTCGATCTGGGCGTTTAATTCTGCGATTCGGACGGCGAGGCCCGCCTCTGTGTTTGTCTGGGCGCCGCGGCGGCGGTCCCGCTCCCGACGCTCCGCGACGATCTGGGCTGCGATGGCTTCAGCCTCGGGAGGCGAGATCTCCAGCTGTGTCGCGATGCCGCGGCGGTCCCGCTCCCGACGCTCCGCGACGACCTGGGCTGCGATGGCGTTAGCCTCCGCGGCGGTTAGGGTCTGTTCTCGTGGCGCCTCCATCTGGGTCCGCTCCCTTTCCAGCGTTGCCAGCCCTACAGGTTCTAAATCGTCGTCGGTCTGGGCGCCGCGATCTGCGTTATTTACTTGTCCTCGAGTATGTGTATCTCTTTTTTGTAGTATCATTATAAAAATGTGTATTTTGGCCTGAAGACGTTTGTATTTTCGTTGTGCTCTTCGGCGTTGAGCATAAATATTTTGTTCTTCTGTAAATAAAAAACGAAGTGGACGACCAAACAATTCTGTAAGATATCCACCTTCAAGTCGTTTATATTCATCCCAATTAAGAATCATTAGATCATACAAATCACACAAATGAGCAACATCGTTACTATTATTTAATCGGGGTGTTCTAAACCAGTTAGGATTGTCTTCGATTTCTTGCAACAAACTCCTCGCATTATCTGTTCGATTAGATTGTTCATTTGGTTCTTCATAATTATTTTGGTTTGGAAATGGAACATTGAAATCTTCAATAAATTCTAGTAAATGGTCAAGCATCCAATGCCATACTTCTTGAAATTGATTTTCCATTTGTGTGAATTCTCTATGCGCTTCTCTTATTCGTGCGCGACCTATGTCTGTTCCGTCTTCCATTGAGTATTCTCTATGTGATAGTATTAAATCATCCAATGCTTGTGTCATATTAAATTCGGGTTCGAAATTATTTGTGCAAATATTTGGATCTCTACATGATGGGCAACCTTTTTGGTTTGTATAACCACTACTGGTAGTACACCATTCTTTAATACATTCATGGTGAAATTTTTGACCACATTCGTGGCACATTATAGTTTCTTCTGTTTCATTTAAATCTTCATGACAAATAGGACAAATATTATCATCGGCACCTCCTACATATTTTTTTCCTTGGTCAAAAAACTCCAAGCTCATATTATATAAAATTTTTAAATTAACGAATTGTATACTTTTTGAAAAAAAGAAAAAAGAAAAATGAAAAATTATAAAAATGATTACATTGCAACAAAAAGAAAGCAATAAAAGTTTACAAAAAATTTGTTTTCTGGTAAAATTTGATTATGACTGATTCTAAATCATTGATTGAATTCTTAACAGAAAATAGGATAAATTGGTTTCCAATTAATTTAGAACTAAAGACTAATAAGAAAAATGTTATTAAAAAAAAGTTAAAACCTTATAATGAAAATGGAGAAATGCCGAGTTATAATGATATGTGTAACATAGAAGTTGTAGAAAAACGTCAAAAATTAGTAGATAATTATGAATATATTTGGGTAGATACACGTTTTACAAATCAAATAGATGTAGATGGTGAAATAGATCCGAATATTGATACACCATATACTTTGAGTGTTTCAAAGGAAAAAAGGCATTATTTTGTAAAAGGGTTTTATGGATTAATGCGAAAGCGAATCGATACTAAATGGGACAAAGTCGAATTGTTATGTGGGCAAGGTTCTTATGCAAGAAAGGATGGATTAGTTTATAATTTTGAAAAAAATATCAAAGATTATTGTGGAACTGTGGATGAAGTTTTAGTAAAAGATGGAAAACCTGCAACTAATTCTCGTCCAAGTTTAAATGATACTATTTGTTCAAGTTTAAATGAAATATTTATTACTCTTGGAAAATGGAGATCAAACTGCTATTCTTCTGCAAAGTCTATAATATTGATTCCAAATGATGATAAAACATGTCTTGTAACTCAAGATAAAAAGCATTCGTGTGTAAAATGTTTTGTAGTTTTGAGTAAAACAAGTTGTTATGTTAGATGTCACAAGTGTGGAGATCGTAAAATTGATGTGAAGAAGAATAACTCCTCTTGGAAGCTAATTAGAAATTATTTTGATATGGGTACAGAAGACAATGTAACTTATGATGTAATTCAGGACTATCTTGATGACCATTGTATAGGACATGGGTTGATGAAGAAGGATGGATATATTATGGAGCCATGTAAGATAGGTGAAATTGATTCAAGTGTTGGAATTGAATTTGTAAAGAAGGCAAGATATGGGGATTTCTTGGATAAGTTGTTTAGAGAAGCTGACGCACCATATAAGAAGGCTTATAAAAAGCCAACCGCAAAGAAAAACTTAATTGAATATTTGTCAAATATTCATACAGATATTCTAATTTTAAAAAGAGACCCAAACATAATCTGTTTCAACAATGGATTTCTTAAATTGAAGGAATGGAAATTTCATCGTTTTGATAAATGGGAAGAAGGTCTTGTTGCAAAAAAATATATTCCATTTGAGTTTGAAATAGACTGGCTCGATATGGAATGGACTGATCCAGAATTGAATTGTGAGGTTTTCGATAAAATTATTAATGACCAGCCTCAAATTTCTGGTTGTGATGATGTAAAGTTAGCATTTTATGGTCTTCTGGGTTCTTTACACTATCCTGTTGGAGGAGATCCATTAAAGGTTGCGCCTTATCTGGTTGGTACATCTGGTACTGGTAAATCAACAATTGTAAATATCATAATGAATACATTTTCATCGGAATGTATTGGTGCAATTAATTACAAAGAAGGTACTTTTGGAAAAAGTGCATTTCTGGATCATGAAGTAATTATGGATTCAGATGCACCAGCAAATATGATTGTGTCATTTGGAAAGACTGATTTTCAGAAGGCTGTTAGTGGTGAGACAATTGCAATCCCAATAAAAAATCAAAAACAAGAGGAACAACATAAAGTAACACAAAGAATGTTCTTTTGTTCTCAATATATGCAAGATGTACAGGATACCGGTGAAGTTATTCGTCGAATTGCTTACTTTGGATTTGAACCAGTAGAAAATACTCGTTCAGATTTAGAAGAATATTGTATAAATAATGAATTACACAAAATTTTGATGAAAATATTACTTGCCAGACGAGCCCTTATTAAAAAATATAAAAAGACTCCTTTTCATGAGTGGAATATTTCTTATTTTGATTCGCGAAGAGATGATATTTTGATGGAAAACAATTATATCTATAGATTTATCTCTGAAAACAAGAATTTCAGAATCAGGAAGAAAAGGCGATATCCTTTCCAAGATTTTGTACAACTATTTTATGATTATTATAAGGGTCAACCAAAAAGACCAAAAAAGCCAAAAACAACCGATGTAATGTTTACAAAGATGGGCTTGGCCGTGGTAAAAGATATTGAATGTAAAGATTGTGGTAGGCCATTTTCCCTACATTGTAAATGTTGTGAAGGTTATTCGCCGAATAATAAAACAATGACTTATTATATAAGGGGGCTTGATTATGAGGATTTTAGTGATAAACCGACTATTTGTGATATAAACGATGATAGTGCCGATCTTATTTGAAATCTTGCATTTTCAGCCTCTTCAAGGACAGGGGCATCTTCATGAATCGTCTCCATCATTTCAATAAAATCGTATACTATATTTTTTTTCGTTTCGAGAATTTAAAAAACACGCAATTTTAAAAACCGTTTAACTAGGTTATATGACTGTAAATCATTTATATCCGGTTGTGATTCCACTATCGGATATAAATTTTTCAAAGATAGATGTGGGGGTCGATTCTGCGACTCTTGTAGCTAGTGATTTTGCAATTATGAATTATGGTTCTATAACTGATTTTTCAATTACTGTTGATCGTACAAGTCAATCTGTTATAAAAAGTGTTAATGAGTCAAATATTGTTCCCAATGGTCAAGGTGGTTCTTTTTATACATCTGATACTGGAGGGAATTTACCGAATTTTGTAACATTAAATACAAATTATACTAATTCGACATTTCATCCGAATTTTACAAATAATAGTGAAGATGATCCAAAACAATTATTACGGGGTGCCGTTTTTTGTCTGATAGTTAAGCAAATATTTAGTCAAACAGATGTCGCGACTATTGATTTTACTTTACCGGAGAATCGGTATAATAATATATTTTTTCTTGGT